AGTCTTTTCACTGGCGCAGAGACCCCCCACCCCCCTGTGGCAATGGGGGCGGCCGCCTTCCTCCCTCCACCTCCAAAAATCCAGCAGCACCAAAATAGCATCCCAACACTCCTACACTCCCAGAGTGCATCCCGACCCTCAGAAAAATCCATCAAACCCCCTTTTTTCAAATTCAAACCTGTATTACAATGCTACACAGAGTAAGGGTCGCGTCTAAGAACAACGAAGCATGTGTACAATGCGGATACCCTACCAGCAAGGCGCTGTGCTGGAACTCTTGCACACACTCCCCCCTTGACATATACTCCCTTTAATGCCCACATTACCTTGGTGAGATATGAACGAACCCCTTAATGCTTTCGGTAAACCTGAACGCTTCTTTGGTGAAGACAATCAGATTGTGACTGATGGTATGTTCCATGAGCGCAACTCGTCTGAGACATGGACGCAGTACACGCTTATGCCGTGGGACATACAGAACCCTTATATGCCACACACTCAGTTACCGTCTATTCATCGTCTTTATGTAGAGGAAGAGGACATCAGTGAGTATCAGTTTGCGACTAAGTACTTCTATAACTTCGCACACTGGGAGTTGATTAAGACACGCGATTGGTTCGTACCACACTATAACGCCATGCGACATGAACTAGAGGCGAAGTTAGAATCACGCTCCACTCGTGCCATGATGGGTCAGATACGTTCCGGTACAGCCACGCAGTCCACACTCAAGTACTTTGCAGACAAAGAGTATGCGTCTAAGCACTCCCACGACACGTCCACCGCACCGATGCCTGACAAGGATTGGTTACTAAGTCAAGCGACTAAGACGTATGAGAAGGCGATGGCGACGAACAACCTTGCTGCTGCTAACGTAGCTCTCAAAACTATTGGTCAACATACGGCAGTAGATGCGTTCGCGGGTGACAAGCTCACCCTGACAGAGCCGATCAACGTGATTATTAATGGTGACTTATCCAAAGTCTAGCGGAGGTCAGCTTCCTGACCCCAGAAGCCACTGAGGTAGAAGAGGCAGTTAGCTTTCTTCTGCCTGTGGAGACTCCTGAAGACCCTGAGACAACTGCACCTGATAGTGGTGAGTTCCGACTCACACCAGCACAGAACAAAGCACTGCAGACACTCACCTCAGATGCCATGTACCATGCACTAGGGGGTGGGGCCAGATCTGGCAAAACTTTCCTATTTGTGATGGCAGTGTGCGCTCGTGCTCTCAAAGAACCTAACTCGCGTCATGCGATCTTCCGTTTCCGGTTAAACGCTCTCATATCGTCTATTGTCCGTGATACGCTCCCTAAAGTGTTCCGTCTTAAATGGCCTAAGCTGTGGGAGCTGTGTAAGTACAACGGGCAGGATAACTTTCTCACACTACCTAACGGTTCAGAGATATGGTTCGCAGGTCTGGATGATAAGGACAGAACAGAGAAGATACTCGGTATGGAGTTTGCCACACTGTACTTTAACGAGTGCTCGCAGATTCCGTATGCCTCGGTGGTCATTGCCCTCACTCGACTAGCACAGAAGACTAAATCTCTTGCACTCAAGGCATACTTCGACTTCAACCCACCGTCGAAGATCCACTGGACGTATCTCTTGTTCGTTAGGAAGATAAGCCCTGACACTAAGCGTCCACACCGTCACGAGTTCGACTACACTTTCTACTTGATCAACCCTGCAGATAACCGTGAGAACCTTGATCCTAAGTACTTGGACATGCTCGATGCCCTGCCAGAGAAGGCGCGTAATCGATTCCTCCTTGGTAGATTCGCAGACGACTCCGATGGTGCGCTGTGGACGGAAGAAGTATTGGCGAACAATCGGATATTGAACGAAACACTCCCAGAATGGTTACGCATTGTTATCGCAGTCGATCCGTCTGGTTGTCGTGGGCCTGAAGATTTCCGGTCAGATGAGATCGGTATCATCATTGGTGCGCTAGGTACGGATGGCAAGGCGTATCTACTTGAGGATTTATCAGGGCGCTATGCACCTGAAGAATGGGCGAGGATCGTGTGTGATGCGTATGAGAGACATAAGGCAGATACTGTTGTTGGTGAACGGAACTTTGGTGGTGACATGGTTCGCGCTGTGTTGCAGACACACAACCCAGATGTACCGTTCAAAGAGATTACGTCCTCAAGGGGTAAGGTGGTTAGGGCAGAACCCATTGCAGCATTATATGAGAAGCAGAAGGTACTTCATGTCGGTTATTTCACGGAGTTGGAGGATCAGATGTGTGCGATGTCACTATCAGGATACCAAGGAATGAAGTCACCAGATAGGGCGGATGCCTTAGTGTTCATGGTGTCCGAGCTGTTCCCACGTCTGACGGAGAGCCAAGCTGATAGAGACTGGACACCTCCACGTAAAGTAACCTACAATAGAAGCGCAGCCAGATTCGACAGGAGAGTATAATGAGCAAGAAGATAGAACGCATTGGTAAAGATGCCCTAAGTGTAGCAACACTTGGAACGTCAAATTATATTAGTAAGACACTCAACCCTGACATGCCTGATCTACCTGCTGCTCCTGAAGTAGCTCCTGTAGCAGATGACCAAGCAATCAGTTTAGCTAATAAACGTAAATCAGCTAAACGTAGAACGGCAGGACGTGCAGGGACAATTCTTACAGAAGGGTCTAAATTAGGATAACATTATGGCTAAATCCTATCAGGAGTTAGCGCAACTTAGCGACCAACTCTTTAAGTTCCAATACCCCATGTTGTCGTTATACCAGACACTTGCAGATCATTTCTACCCAGAACGTGCTGACTTTACTATCACGCGCAACGTAGGGTCAGAGTTTGCAGATAGTCTAGTAGACTCCTATCCAGTTATCGTCCGTAGAGACCTTGGTAACGCATTCAATGCGATGCTGCGTGATGGGCATTGGTTCAACATAACTACATCAGATGCACATTTAGATCGTGATGGTACAGCTTGGTTGGAGTGGGCTACTCAGATCCAACGTAAAGCTATGTACCAACGATCAGCAGGGTTCAATCGCTCCGTTAAACAGGGTGATCATGACTTCGCGACGTTCGGACAGTGTGTCATCTCATTGGAGATGAACAGACAGCGCAGTGGTCTTCTGTATCGCAACTGGCATCTACGTGATGTTGCATGGCGTGAAGATGAAAACGGTGAAGTCGGTGACATTACTCGCAGGTGGAAGCCTACCAATATTGATTTGAAATCTATCTTCAGAGATAAGATCCACCCTAAAGTGGCAGAGAATTGTAAGAAGGAGCCTTGGGGTGAAGTGGATGTTCGACATCTTGTGCTGAAGTCTGAGGTCTATGGTGACTCTAAGTTCCAGAAGTATCCGTATGTCAGTATCTTCATCGATAAGTCAAATGAACATACACTCGAAGTCTCAGGTTTAACTAACAAGTATTACGTTGTACCTCGCTTTCAAACTATCGCGGGACAACCTTACGCTTATTCACCAGCAACAGTAGCAGGTTTACCTGATGCACGTTGTCTGCAGGCCATGACACATACACTACTTGAAGCAGGTGAGCGTTATGCTCGACCACCTATCGTAGCCACGAGTCAGGTTGTCAGGTCAGATGTAGACCTATCTCCTAATGGTATTACATGGGTAGATAAAGAATACGATGAGAAGTTAGGTGCAGCACTACGACCTATCTTCCAGAATCACGGTGGGTTCCCTATCGGTCTTGAGATGCGTGGTGAGATTAAGAACATCTTAGCTAGTGCATTCTACTTAGACAAGATTACTATGCCGAATACAGGGCATGAGATGACAGCGACGGAAACGATAGAGCGCATGAAGCAATATCGCAGACAGGCGCTTCCTCTGTTCATGCCCGTTGAGTCAGAGTATAACGGTCAGCTATGTGACATTACGTTCGATCTTATGATGCAGAATAATATGTTCGGTTCACCACATGATATTCCTCAGTCATTACAAGGTCGTGACATTGAGTACCAGTTTGAATCACCATTAACGTCCAGTGCAGAAGAGAAGAAGGTCAACCAGTTCCACCAGACAGCACAACTACTGGCAGAAGCTGCTCAATTTGATCCATCATCTGCTGCGAATGTTAACTTGGATGAAGCGTTACGTACCGCAGTTAAGGGTACAGGCGCACCTGAGTTCTGGTTGAATGACCCTAAGCAGGTTGCTCAACAGAGGGCAGCACAACAAGCACAAGCGGCAGCAGCTCAAGCACAACAAGCTTAGACGACTCCCGAAGGTCGGGAGAATTACCCGACAACAGTAGATGTAGTCTCGTAAAGGAGGTGATCATCTGGTGATAGTACGCCTAAACTATCAGACCCTGACCCGCTGCGAAGCGACCAAGGGTCACTATAATAATATACCGTGGAGAAGAATATGGCAGCACCACAGTCATTATTCGTGGAGCCTTTAACCAAAGCCGAGGTTCATGCGTTACGTGACCTACACGCAGGGGTAGCAACGGAGCATCAACAGCACGTAGCACTGTTTGTAATAATCAATAAGTTTGCAAGAGCGCAGGATCTATTGTACGTTCCTGATTCATTTGACCAAACAGCCATTCTCAACGGACGAGCGTTTGTTGGTCAACAAATACTAAAGTATATAAACATACCCGTGGGGAAAATCGATGAAATATTTACTAATGAATCAAGTCAGTGAAGGTGGTGAAGGTGGCGGTGGATTAGAAGAACCAGTAACAACACCGTTAACTACCGAAGCTCCTGCGGAAGCTCCTGCTCCTGCGGAAGCTCCTACCGAAGCTCCTACCGAAGCTCCTACCGAAGCTGAGATAAAGTCTTGGAACAAAACAGCACCTGAAGATTGGCGTGAGCAGTTAGCCAACGGTGATGAGAAGAAGTTGAATATGCTGAAGCGAATCACTGACTTCGACAAGTTCACTGAGTCGTACTTCAATGCTCAAGATAAGATTCGTGCAGGTGAGACCAGCAATGGACTTCCTGACAACCCAACTGAAGAACAGCTTACAGCATATCGTGAAGCAAATAATATACCAAAGAGTGCTGAAGAATACGCACTGGCGTTAGAAGAAGGACTCGTCCTTGGTGAACATGATGAACGTATCATGAAAGGTGTGTATGAGGTTGCCCACAAGAATAACCTAAGTAATGACGCTATCAGCGAACTAACAACTGCAATGCTCAAAGGTCGGGAGATGGAGAGTCAAGGTCTAATCAAACAGGATGGTCTTGACATGCAACAGTCTACCGCGATGTTACGTGATGCGTGGGGTCAGGATTACGAGATGAACATTGGCCTAGTACAAGGTGTGCTTCAGGGTCTACCTGAGACTGTCCGAGACAGTTTTGCCAATGCACGTTTGGCTGATGGTACAGCAGTATTTAACTCACCAGAGATGATGAACTTTTTTGCAGATGCTGCACGAGCGATCAACCCTGCAGCTACTGTAGTCCCTGCTGGTAACGGTAATCCAATGCAAGCAGTCACAGGTCGCATAGCTGAATTAGAAGGTAAGATGGGTGAAGCTGGTTGGCACAAAGACGCTAACTCACAGCAAGAACTTCTTCGCCTGTACGATGCACGAGATAGGATGTCCAAGTGAGGTACGAAGACTTCAAGGTGAACACGTACAACGGTGGTAGCACTGTACGTGTTACCCACAAAGACACTGGTATCAATCGACTATCTGACGAAGTGACAAAAGACAAAGTTATGCAACTTATGCAGGATATTAAGGACGAGGTTGCTGAGAAAGGTAAACCTTGTTCTTTTGCAAAAGCACTTGAGTCAGTCATTGAACATGATAAAGGAATGAAGATTGTAGGAGATGACGCAGTAGTACGTGCTCAGTTCCCTGATCAGTACTCTATGTCAGACATGCCGTATCTATACGTCACCAGCAAGTATGGCCGCGTTCCTTGGTCTATTGATTCGTTTTCACCATTCGCAACGTGGGTGGTTGTAGATTGATTCAAACTATGTTAGATTCGCAAGTACTAACTATTGACCCTCGATGTTAACGAGCGGCCCCTACATGTAGGCCAACCCGCAGAAGTAACTGACAGCTAACTCAACCTTAGTGAATCATTTATTTTTTAATCATTTATCGAGGTATCCAAGATGAGCCAATCAGCTTTTCAAGCGATGTACCGTGCTGAACACATTAAAGGGTTCGAGAAGCGGGAATCGTTATTACGTAAATCAGTAACAACTGAAGCACAAATTACAGGCAACACTGCAGTATTCTTAGTCGCAGACTCAGGTGGTGCAACTGCCGTAACACGAGGTTTGAATGGTGACATTCCTACTCGTCCAGATAATCTAACCCAAAACACTGTACAGCTTGCAGAATGGCATGATGTTCCTGAACGTACTAAGTTCAACATCTTCTCATCTCAAGGTGATGGTCGTCGAATTATGCAGGAAACATGTATGTCAGTAATCAATCGTCAGATTGATACAGATATTCACACTGCATTGAGTGCGGCAACTAACAACTTAGGTGCAGCAGCGGTAGCAACGATTACACTTGTTACTAAAGCGAAA